ACATCACCGCTGGACAGCTGGTTCAGCTGTGGCAATTCAGCCCGGTGCCACCGATGGTGAAACAGGCGTGCCTGATCCAGACCGCACGGTGGTTCAAGCGCCAGGATGCGCCGTTCGGTGTCCTGGGGTCACCCGAATTTGGCAATTACACTCGCCTCCAGGCGGCGCTCGATCCCGATGTTCAGATGATGCTGTCGGGACACGGTGACCGGCTGCGATGGGGAACCACGGTCTAGGAGCGTCAGATGGCCAACGATTACGACACTCGCGCACGGAACACCGGCGTGACCTCCATTGCCGATGCGGTCACCCGCCTGGCGCTCCATACCGGAGATCCTGGAGCAGCTGACACCGCAACCAATGAGGTGACGGGCGGCTCACCGGCCTACGCGCGGAAAGCGGTTACCTGGAACACGGCATCGGGTGGTGCCAGGACGCTGGTGGCTGATGCGGTGTTTGATGTTCCCGCCACCACGGTCAGCTGGATCAGCGGCTGGAACACGGCGGGCACCGAGCGCTATTTCAAGAAGGATGTGACTGATGAGGTGTTTGCTGCCCAGGGCACCTACACCGTCCTGGCATCGGGCACCAGCCTTGACCTGAATGATGCCTGATGGCTGCCGTCACGCAGCTGGATCAGGTCAAGACCACCGCCGCTGGTAACAAATCCACTGCTGCGGTGGCGGTGGCATTGGGTGACCTGATCATCGTGGTGGCACACAACAGCGGGCGGACCACCGCGCAGCCACCGACCATTTCGGACAACAATCCGGTGGCGGGTACCTACACCCAGGTGTTCAGCGCCACCAAGAACACTAGCGCCGATTCACAATGGTGGTTCGTCCGGAACAGTCCGATCAAGAACACGACCACTACCACATTCACGTCCACCCAATCCGGAGATACCGGTGGCGGGCTGATCGTGTTCAAGATCACCGGCATGGAGCGGTTCGGACCCGCAGCCTTTCGGCAGACGGGCAAGCAGGACAACGCGGCAACCGGCACACCGTCAATCACTCTCGGCAAGGCCATCATGACCGAGAATCCCTGTATCGGAATTGTCCACACCGGGCAGTCCGGGACCACCAACACGGCACCGCCGACTGGATGGTCGGAAACGGGCGACTCGGGCTACGGCACTCCGCCAACGGGCGTGGAGCAGGTGAAGATAGATTCCGGCTCTACCCTGACCACCGTGGCGTGGACCGCTGCCACGACCAGCGGGTTCAGCTCCACGGTGGCTGAATTCGATTCCAGCCACCAGCGCAAGGTGGACCCGTACCGCCAGCTCATGGCGCACTAGGAGTAGACTGCCATCATGTCCACCTTTTCCGTTGTCATGGTCAACCAGACGATCATCGCGTCCTCGGATATGGTCAACATCCACACCGACTCGACGCTGGCGACCGGTGGCTCCAACATTCGCATCCTGCGGGCGTGGTGTTCCCAAAGCACCACCGAGGCCAGCGAGCAGCTCGGGATTCAGCTTTGCCTCCAGGCGTCGGCGTTCGGCACATTCTCATCTGCCACGCCCAGACCCCATTTCGTCGGTGGTCGGGCATCGGGCATCGTGGGTGGCACGGCGGGCGCGGAAGGCACTGCCGGGACCGATGCCAGCTCCAACGCCGCCGGCACCAAGACCGAGGTCATCGCGGATTCATTCAACAATCTTCTGGGATGGTTGTGGATACCCACCGAGCGTGAGCAGATCATCGTTCCCGCTGATACCTCCATTACCCTGGCCATGATCGGTACGGCTACCGTCCTGAATAACTGGTTTGCGGGGATCACCTACGAAGAATTGAATTAGGGCGTAGGCCATGGCTGGCCTGTTCAGGCGACACCCACAACCGCAGCAGCGTCCACGCCGATTCGTTCCTGCCGTTTCCAATGACAAGGTCGGCTCATTCGTCCTGACCGGTGGTGGCGTCCTGGTGTCCGCCAGGCGGAAAGCGGGATTCCGGGCACAACTCCTGACCGGTGGCGGTGTCCTGGCATCAGCCCGTCGCAAGGGTGGTAGGAGCTCCCAGGCGCTGACCGGTGGTGGCATCGTCACCAGCCTCCGGCGCAAGGGCGGGCTGCGGTCGCAGCTGCTGACCGGTGGTGGCGTGTTCCTGTATGACTGGTCCACCGCCGTCAACAAGAACGCCACATTCGTCCTGACCGGAGGCGGTGTGCTGACCAGCCTGCGCCAAAAGGGTGGCAGGCGGGCACAGGCACTCACCGGAGGTGGAGCGGTCGTCCTGGCGCGTTCTGGTGGACGCCAGAGGGCAATGGCGCTGACCGGTGGTGGACGGTTCCTGTATGGTTGGCGTGGTGGCTGGCTATTTGATCAGGACATCACGGGTGGCGGGATCCTGGCGTTCCTGGAACGCACAGGACGCCTGGCCATCGTCAATCTCACCGGAGGCGGGCAGGTGCTGCTCCAGGGAGGGAATTTGGCGCTGACCGATCTGGGAGCCGTCATGGATGCCATTGCCATGGCGATCACCGATGCCAACATCACCGAGCGGGCGTACCCATACCCAGCTGAATCCATCAGCGTGCCCTGTGCGGTGGTGGCGTATCCCGACCGCATCGAATTCGACGTGTCCTACCAGCGGGGAGCTGACCAGGCTACGTTCCCGGTCTATTTCATCGTGGGACGGGCGGTGGAGCGGGCAGCACGGGACAAATTGGCAACAATCATCACGGGTGCCACCGGGATCAAGGACACGCTGGATGGTGACCTGGGTGGAGCGGTCCAATCGCTGCGGGTCACCGATATGCGGATCTTGAAGGTTCAGGTTAGTGGGATAGACTACCTGGCAGCAGAATTCAATGCCGAGGTGCTGGTGTAATGGCGTTCATTCATGGCAAGGACACCCAGGTGCTGCTGGATGGCAAAAACATTTCGGCATGGCTGAACGCAGCTGATCTGAATGTGGAGGTGGAGGCTGCCGAAGCCACGACATTCTCCAAGTCTTGGAAGGTGTTTCACCCGGGCATGGCATCCAGCATCTTTGAGTCGGGTGGGTTCTACGACACCGACATGATCAATATTCCTACTGCCCTGGAAACCCGGGTGGATTCGGTGCTGTCCTGGATGCCCGGGATCATCGCCCATGGTGACCCGGTACGCATGATGGCTGCCCTCCACAGCACCTACAAGGAAAGCGCTGCGGTCGGCGGGATGTCGCTGTTCAGCTGGACGGTGACCGGGGATGACACCTTGGGTATCGGTCACAACCTCCACCCGCTGGCAGCCGAAACCACCACCGCCAATGGGACCGCGTATCCTCCCTCCGGAGGTGCCCAAACGCTGTTGGGCGCGGTCGGGCACCTCCATGTCACAGCGGTGGCGGGATCGGGACCACCCACGCTCACCGTGAAATTCCAGGACGCCACCACATTTGGCGGTGCCTACACCGACATCACCGGAGGCGCGTTTACGGTCACCAGCGCGGTGGGCGCACAGCGGCTGGTGATTCCTGGGACCATTCGGCAATATGTGCGGGCAATCTGGACTATCACGGGTGGAAGCCCGTCATTCACATTCGCCGTGGCGTTTGCCCGGAAACAGTAAGGAGAAACCATGGCATTTCGACACGGACGATTCGCGGAGGTCACGGTCGGCGGTACGGCGCTGTCGGTGTATTGCGACACGCTGGATCTGAACATCGATGTGGACACCTCCGACACCACGACATTCACCAAGAGCTGGAAAACCGCGATTGCGGGACTGGCGGGTGGCACCTTGGACATGAGCGGTTCCTACGATCCGCTGGTGACCAACGGACCATCAGCCAAGCTCACCAGCCTGATCCAGGCAGCACCGTTTGCGGTGGTGGTCGAACCGGGCGGGAACCTGTCAGGGCAGCAGCGCCGTTCTTTCAATGCCGTCCTCGCCAATTACAAGGAATCCAGCCCGGTTGCCGATAAGGTCACATTCAGCGCCACGCTGATGATTACCGATACGGTCACATTCGCCCAAATCTGATGGAGCTCCCACAGATCCCGCTGCCAACCGGGACGGTGGAGGTGGGCGGGCAAACCGTCACCTTCCACGCATTGTCCCGCGCAGCTGCGGTTGGCCTGTCCAGGTTTCAGGACGAACCTGGACAGGCTGAACCGTACCTGGTGGCACAGGCCATGGACATCGGCGTGGATGAGGCGGAAACCTGGCTGGGATCGGTCCCGTTCGCGGAAGGTTCCAAGCTGATTGAGGCAATCATCCTGCTGACCGGTCTTGGGGAAACTAACCCGGGAAAAGCCTGACCTCCATTCCCGGGGCGGGATCTGTCAGCGTCCAAGCCCAATATGAACGGGGATTCGTGGAGGGCACCATTGACCCGTTTGATTTCCAGCTGGCACGGGATCTGGGCATGACGGTGGAGCAGATGCGCCACGGTATCGGGAACCCGGAGTACCTCCAATGGCGGGCGTATCATGTCTGGCGTAATGCCCAGATTGAGCTGGAAACCAAGGAAGCGGTGAGCAATGTCAGCCGAAATCCGAATCCACGGCGTCCGTGAGCTGACCAAGGCGTTCAAGCAGATTGACCGCGAGTACGGCAAGCAGGTCCAGCGCGGGATGAAGGCGATTGGGCAGCAGCTGTTGGCACGTATCCAGGAGCGGGTTCCCGGTGGTGCGGGTGGTGGACTGAAGGTGCGGTCCAGTCAGCGCGGGTTCGGGATCACGTTTCCCGCTGGTGAGGCTACCGGCACCTACGATTTCTACCCATGGCTCGATTTCGGTGGATCGGTGGGCAAAGGCCACCAGGTCGGTGTCCCGTGGTCGGGATCGGTCAGGCGTGACCTGGTGAAGGGCGGGCGGTACGTCTACCCGACCATTGCCGACGAGCGGGAGGCCATCGGTGAGGCGGTAGTGGACACCCTGATGGATCTGGCGCACCGATTTGAGTTTGAAACCCATGGCTAGGCAGATCGTGGTGGAGGTGGTCGGGGATGCCTCCAAATTCAGTAAGGCCACCGACGATGCCACCAAGAAAGCGGGTGGCCTGAATTCGGTTCTGTCGGGCGTGGGAGCGGGCGTGGCGCTGGGAGCGTTCAACCTGGCAGCCGGCGCGGTCGGCTCATTCGTCGGTGCCCTGGACGAGGCACAGAAGGCATACCAGGCTGACCAGGCATCGCAGGTGCTGCTGGCCAACACCCTGAAGAACACGGTTCCCGGTTGGGATGGTTCCACCAAGGCGATTGAGGACTACGCTGCGGCACAGATTGAATTGGGATTCGCTGACGACGAGATCCGAGCATCCATTGGGCAGCTGATCGGGATCACCCACGACGAAACCAAGGCCATGGAGCTGAACACCCTGGCGCAGGATCTGGCGCGTGCCAAGGGTATTGACCTGGCCACCGCCACCGACATCGTGACCAAGGCTGCCCAGGGCAACGGGCGGGCATTGAAGGCTCTAGGCGTGGACGTGGGCGGGGCAACCGATGCGGCTGGGATGCTGGACGCCATTCAGAAGAACGTGACTGGTTCGGCCGAGGCGTGGGCGGAAACCTCCGAGGGTCAGACGGCGGTGGCGCAGGCCAAGCAGGGTGAAGCGTGGGAGAAGATCGGGCGGGTTGTTGATCGCATCGCAATGGCCGTTCTACCTGCCGTCACCGCTGCCCTGACCATCGTGGCTGATGTCATTGATGAGGTGTTCACCGCCTTGGAACCGCTGATCGAGGATCTGCTGACCGAGCTGGGACCGATCTTTGAACAGATCGGGAAGATCGCTGCCAAGGTGTTTCCGTACGTGGTGGGATTCATGAAAACGTTCATCGGCGTCTGGATCGAGATTTTCAAGATTGCCGGGAACGTCATTGGCACGTTCGTGAAGGTGATTGAGGATGTGGCCACCACGGTGGGCGAGATCTTCGGGGCGGTGGGTGCCATCGTGAAGGGTGCCATCAACGGTATCATCAGCATCATCAACGGGATCATTCAGGGCATCAACTCTTTCAAGATCCCGAAGATTGAGATTGCGGGCAACGTGATCTTCGGCGGTTGGGGCGGGCTTGGGCTTGGGCGTATCCCGTATCTTCACGCCGGCGGTATCGTGCCTGGTGTCCCCGGGTCAGAGCAGCTGGCGCTGCTCCAGGCGGGTGAGCGGGTGCTGCCACGCAACCAGTCAGCAGCGGGTATCACGATCAATGTGTATGGTGACACTTACGGTGACGGCATTGATCGGCTGTCTGAAAAACTCGCCCTCCGAATGAGATTACAGGGAGCGTAGAAACATGGCAGCGTCCTTCCCGGCGTCTTACGATGCTCTCACCAATCCGACGGCTGGTAGCCTGCTCACCTCGCCGTCCCATGCCACCCAGCACATCAATGCCAATGATGTGGTGGAGGCAATTGAACAGCGGGTGGGTCTGTCGGGATCGTCCTTCCCGGGATCACCGTCCAGCGGGCAATTCTTCCATCACACCACCCGTCGCCTGGATTACTACTATGACGGGACCAGGTGGTTGACGACGTACCTGTACGAGTGGCCGATTGGTTCATACGACCTGAATATGCCATTCACCGCAACATCGGTGGCTGCCCGTGGTGGCCTGCCCGAGGCGGGAAACTATGATCTATGGCTGGTCGGGCTGCGGTCGGTGTTTTATGTGGTGGGTGGCACGGCATTGGGTGCGTCCCACAAATGGGTGATCACCTACAACAAACAGCCTGCCGGAACCAACATTGCCACGATCAACATTGACTCGGGATCGTCCAGCGTATACCGCACCCTGAACGCCAGCATCGGTGCCCTGTTGGGAACCACCAATTTCGCTGTGGACGCCACCGCTACCAAGACCGGGACGCCTGGTGACCTTCACGCGTTTGCCATCCTGTCATTCCGAATGGTGGGATGATGACCTGGACATATGATGACGCCGGGGAAACCTATGACGATGTGGAGGCTACCTATCAGGGCTATGTCCTGACCGGTGAGCCGGAGCTGCTGCTGGATGGCCTGGGCGTCCCCGAGCTGGCGTATAGCGGTCCCAAGATGACCGCCCGGGTGGGTGACACTCTCGGTACCCTGGATGCCACCATCATTGATTTCGTCCCGTCCCTGAACTCGGCGGTCACGTTCTACCTGGACGGCACGACACCGCTATGGGACGGAACCGTGGCCTCGGTCGAGACTGACGAGTTCATCGGCGGTCACACCTTCAGCCAGATGACTGCCCAGGCACCAGCCTGGCCTGGTGGGACGCCGACCGCATCCCCGTGGGATCTATCTGACACGCCCAATTTCAGCACCACATTCCCGTATGTGAAGCTTACCGGTCGGAAGCGGAACACCGAGGGCACCATCATGGTGGGATATACCGCCGTGGTGGACAAACCTGGCCTGTGGCGGAACATGACCATTGAGGTCACCAGCGCCAATTTCAGCCTGGCAGCGGTCACGTTCCTGATCGTGGAAATCTCCCTGGAGTATCAGACGCCTGATGCGCCGAGGTACACCCTGATCCTGGACGAGTCCCAACCGCAATTGCCGGAGTTGATTACCGACGCGGCGGCGGGAGCCACGGTTCAGAACGTGGAGAACGTGCCCGCAACCGTGACGGTGGACGCAACCGGATTGACCGTGATCGATGGGGCAATCACCGTGAGCAACCCTGAAGGAACCGTCATCATTGACGGGACCGGTGATATGTTCCGGATTATTGCGAGCGGGACCATCAGCACGCTCACGTTCAGCAATCCCGGGTTCTATACCTCTCTCATCACCCTGGAAACCGGCCTCAACTATGCTCCCGCGTTTGCGGCTTTCCTTGCCACAACCGGCGGGAATGCGTACCCGGTTCCGTATACCCAAATCGGGAGCGGGTCTGGTGCGCACGTGGACTGGTATTGGGAAGTTTGGATTCACGCAACGGGGATAGGGACAACCGAGTTGACGGCAACGGTTCGGAGTTCCGTGGCTTCTGGTACGACCCCGGGCTATACCTTCCGGTACTACATCTTTGAGCAGACGGCTATCTAATGCCTCTGAAAGCGTACGACGTTGACGGGAACGTGGTTGCGACTCTCGATTACCTGGTTACGCGGACGCCCGAAGGCAAGCGGCAGGTAGACTTTGCGGGTCATGCCGCGGCAGGTCGTAAACTGCGGAACATTTGGAACGTGGCTGGGGCAGTTCGGTCGGCGGTGGTGAATGCCCAAGATCAACGGGAATGACATTGAGATTGGCTATGGGGACACCGTCGAAACGCTTCCCCATCGTCTTGATCGTCTGGAACGGGAGCATCGTTATTTGCGGTTGGGCATCGGGGGATTGACACTCGCCGTAGGCCTTCACGCTCTCGGAGTTCCGTTCCAAGACTTCTTGCCGTTCCTGTTCCAGTTGTTGGTGCCATGAGCCTCACTAACCCGGTGCCCGGTCCCATCCAGGCACATGAGGAACCGTGGCAGGGCACGCCCACCTTCCGGGTCACCAAGACATTCGACCAGCACGACGCCATCGCCAAGGGCATCGATTTCGGGAACGGGAGGTGTGGTGATCCGGTGCTCGCCATGGAAGCGGGCACCGTGGTCCTGACTGGTCCATTGGGCATGGCGAACGTGGTGCGGATCAGGCACGCCAATGGGTTCACATCGGGCTATGCCCACCTCGCCACCATCCTGGTGGCCATGGGACAGCAGGTGGCACGGGGACAGACCATCGGGACGGTGGGCAAGACCGGAGCTGATGCCTGCCACCTCCATGCGGGCTATGTGAACCCAGCTGG